TACGGATACGGAGCATTCACTGCTGGTCGTTATCCAGGAGCAGCATCAAGAATTCTTGGTACTGGTCTAGTAGCACCTACATTCTAAAGTTTACATAGTTAATTCTATGTAATACTTAGAGCAATCTAAGGGAGAGTGGGTCTGAATGTCCCCGCTTTGGGCCCACTCTTTTTAGAAAAGGAACTTATGAAAAAGATTAAAAAGATTTTTAGAATTAAAAAAGAGACAGCAAGTGCTACTCCTAAGACGGAGAAAGCAATGTTGCCTAAATTGGAGAAGAGGAATAAATGAGCAGACCGTTACTTAGCACTAGTACTCAACCCACTAATGTCTACACGACCTTGGCAGATGTGAGAAATGCACTGCAGATTGAAGACAGCCTGGATGATAATGATATTCAAGCAGCCATTCTTGCTGCAAGCCGTATGATTGATGACTACTGCCAAAGAGGGTTTTACCAAGAAGGAACTCTTGCATCTCCAGTAACTAAATATTACACACCTGTAAGTCCGTGGTATCTAGAGATAGATGACCTTATTCAACCTACAGAGATAGCATCAAGAGCAAATCAGTCTGGTCCATTTTCAACAATATGGAATTTAGATAATGATGTTATGTATGAGCCTATTAATAATCCAGAAATAGGAAGACCTGTAACTAGACTATTAGCAGTTAGAACATATGTCTTTCCTTACTTCTTTCCTCAGACAGTTAAGATAACTGGAGTTTGGGGTTACTCATCAATTCCATATGAAGTAGAATTAGCCTGTAAGATTCAGGCAGCAAGATTATTCGTAAGAAAGCAATCTCCATTTGGTATTGCAGGCTCTGTAGAATTAGGAACAGTTCGTCTTAATTCTCGCCTAGATCCAGATGTTGAGATGCTATTAAAGACATTTAGAAGAAACTTTGGACTTGCTTACTAATGATTAATATAAGCGGAGTTAGAGAAGCACTTGGAAACAACTTGATGACGATTACAGGAATGCGTGTTTACGACACAATTCCAGATGTTGTAACTCCACCATGTGCAGTAGTAGGACAACTAGATTTCACATTTGATATTAACAATGCTCGTGGCTTAGACCAAGCATCAGTTGATATTTATGTGATTGTTCAAAGAATCTCTGAAAGAGCGGGACAAAATAAACTTGATCAACTATTGGCAGGTACTGGAAATGGATCAATCAAAACAGCACTTGAATCAGATAGAACATTAGGTGGACTCGTCAACACTCTTAGAGTTATAAGTGCAGAAAGTGGTACTTACAATTCTGGAGATCAATCATTTCTATCATATCGTTACAATGTGACAGTATGGGGCTAAGGAGAAAACAATGGAATACATAGTAACATCACCAACTAAAGTAGGCGGCAAATCTACTGGTGAAGTTTTTACAGAAAAAGAATTACTTGAGGCAGGAGCAAATATAGACGCTCTAATTGCAGCAGGTATCGTAACACCAGCAACACCAGCACAAAAGGCTCCTGCAGTGTCACAAGCACCAAAGGTGTCTGAATTTAACACAACAAATTACGAAGGAGATAAATAACAATGGCTCGTTTAGTACTCACAGACGCAGTTGTAGAAATTGGAGCAACTGCTCCACTAATTGACATATCTGAATATGTTACAAGCGTTACCCTAAATACACCAGAAGATGTGGTTGAGACCACTGCAATGTCTGCAGTAGGAGCAAGAACACGCACTTCTGGATTAAAGGATCACTCAATCACTCTTGAACTGAACAATGACTTTGCTTCAGGAGCACTTGAATCAGTAATCCAGACAATTGGAATTGGAAACTTGGCAAATCTAACAGTTAAGCCAACTTCTGCAGCAACATCTGCAACAAATCCAATTTACAAAGCAGATGGATCAGGAACAGGTGCATCAAAGGCTGGTCAGGTTCTAGTTTCAGAGTGGACTCCACTCAATGGTGCAGTTGGCGAACTTGCTACTGTATCTGTCACATGGCCAGTATCTGGTCAAATCGTGAGAGCAACTGCATAGTTCATGGCAAAATTAGTCTTAACAAACGCTCAGGTCTATGTAGGACCGTGTTACACATCTGGTAACTGCTTAGATATAGGCGGACCAAATGCTACACCATCTTACGACATAAGCGAATGGGTTGAGTCAGTAACTCTTTCTACAACCTATGATCTTTTTGAGACTACACAAGTTAACGACACTGCTAAAAAAAGAGTTCCTGGACTTGCTGATAATTCAGTATCACTTGAATTACATCAAGACTTTGGCGATGGACCAACAGATTTGGAATATGTTATGAACCAACCTGGAAGTTCAAGCCTAATTGGAACAATTGGCAGAATGTTGATAAGACCTGTTAACGCAGCAACAAGTAGCAGCAACCCTCAGTACTATTTTGAAGTCGTTTTTTCAGAATGGCAACCTCTTAGTGCAAATGTGGGAGACCTATCAACGGTATCTGTGAACTGGCCTGTTAACGGCGTAATAAATAAAGAATACTAATCTCTTGAAGGGGAAAATATAATGGATGGATTAAATATAAAGGTCAAAACAACAGATGGCGTAGAAGGAGTATATCCTTTGCGTCCAAAGACAATTGTTGCTTTTGAACAAAAGTTTAACAAGGGCTTTGCGAAGTTACTTAGCGAAGACCAAAAATTGGAGCATGTCTACTTCCTTGCCTGGGGTGCAATGAGAGACAGTGGAAAGGTCGTAAAGCCTTGGGGTGAATCATTCCTTGGTGAACTTGAATCAGTAGAGTTGGTTACAGACCCAAATTTAGAATCCACAGAGACAGTCTAACCTATACGGTAGCAATGATTTCTGTGGAGACTGGATTATCTCCAGTAGACTTGATTGAAGCACCTGATGGTGTACTTGAATCAATAGTTGTTTATCTCAAGGAGCGATCAAAGAATGCGAGCAGGTAATGATTAAAAACGAGATGGTGTTAGTTGGTGTTAAAGAAACATTAAAAGCACTATCCGTTTTTGATAAAGAGGCAGTAAAAGAATTTCAAAAAGTTCTTAATTCTGAACTCAGAGGTGCAAAACAAGAGGCTCAGGCACTTGTTACTGCAGATCCACCACTTAGTGGTTGGTCAACCAAGCCTGCTCGCAATCCTCGCTCTCGTGGTGGTGCTGGATGGCCTGCCTGGGATCAAAGTATAATTAAAGGTGGAATTTCATCTTCAACTGCAGCAGGTAAAGTTAGAGGCGATTACACGACCTCTGCTGCTGCTCTTAAGAATAAATCTGCAGCAGGTGTAATCTATGAAGTTGCAGGTAGAAAAAATAAAGTTGGCGGAAAGAATGGATTTATTTCTAATTTAAGCAGAAAAGATTCACAATTTATGCCATCAAGATTAGTCTGGAATGTTGTTGATAAGAACAGAGCCAGAATTATTGCAAATGTGAACAGAGCATTTGATGATGTTAAAGCAAAACTACAAAAGAATTTAAATATGAGGAGAGGTTAACATGGCTCAAGGAGCAATAATTGCAAGAATCGTCTCTGAATATTCTGCTAAAGGAACTAAGGCTGCCCAAAAAGATCTTAACAATCTTAATAAAAAGTTTGATGCTATGGGCAAAAAAGCCCTTTTGGCTACCAATGCTGCAGTTGCTGGTTTTGCTGCGCTAAGCGTTAAAATTGGAAAAGATGCTGTAAGAGCAGCAATTGATGATAACAAATCACAGGCACTTCTTGCAGGTACATTGCAAAATGTGACTGGAGCATCACAAGATCAAATTAAAGCAGTAGAAGCACAAATAGCAGCCCTATCTGCAGCCACAGGCGTTCTTGATGACGACCTTCGTCCAAGTTTACAGCAGTTCCTGATGTTAACTAAGGATATTGAAAAAGCACAATTTTTGCAAGGTATTGCAGTAGAACTAGCAGCATCAAAGCAAATAGACCTAGCATCAGCAACAGCAATAATCTCAAAGGCATACAGAGGTCAATTTAAAGGATTACAGAATCTTGGAATTGCATTAGACGACAATGTTGTTAAAAATAAAGATGTTAAAGCAGCCTTAGAAGCAACAATACTTGCAACAAATGGTGCATCAGATGCAGCAAACAAAGCAGATCCTTTTATAAAATTAAACAAAGACATTCAAGATTTATACGAAACTCTTGGACTAGCATTGTTACCAGTATTGACACAATTTGTAGACTATCTAAGAAGTGTGCTTATTCCAGAACTAACTAACTGGATTACACTAAATAGAGACGAACTTGCAAAAAGCCTAGAAGAAATTGCAGACTGGGCAATGCAAGCATTAAATGCAGCAATAGCCTTTGATAAAGGACTTCGCAGTCTTAATATGAGCACAGTTGGTTTCATTGAGAACCTTGCACAAATTGTTGCTCTTGCCAACTTGTTATTCTTGTTCTCAGGTTTCAGAATGCTTATTACAGACCTTACTAAATTAAAAGGTGCAACTATGGGTGTTGCTGCTGGAGCAAGAACAGCAGCAGTAGGAGTTTCAGCAGTAGAAGCAAGCCTAGGTGCTGCAGCAGGTGGTACAGCCGTTGGAAAACTATCAGGCATTAAAGGCATGTTTACAAAAATGTCTAGTGGTGCAGGAATGGGTGCAAAAGCCGTAAGATTCCTTACTGCAGCATTTAAATTATTCTTTAAGGTAGGAATTGGTAGCAAGTTACTTATTATCTTTGCTGCTTTTAAAGGAATTTCTTGGATTGTTGGTAAGGTCAAAGATGCAATTGGCGGAACTGAAGATGTAGTAAAGAAAAAAGTTGTTGTTCCTATGCAAAATGCTCAGCAAGCAACTATTGATTACTTCAATGAGTGGACAAAAAGAACAGTCAAGCAAAAGAAAGATGCAGAAATACTTGCTCAGATTGAAAAGGATAAAGCAGCACAGGCAAAAAGAGATGCTCAAGATGAAAGAACTAGAGCAATTAGGGCAGCAATTGCCAAGAAGTTCAATGTAAAATTAACTGATCCTGATCAAAAGGATGAGATTGATGCAAGAGCAATACAGTTAAATCTTATTAGAAGTAAGAAGATTGCTGAAGCAGAACTTATCAAGCAAGGAGAAATTCTAAAGGCTCTTAACAAGGCTGCTCTTGAAGAAGAAATTAAACTAAGAGAACGCCTTAAGAATATTCTTGAACAATATAGAGACGACCAGAAGGTTGATATTGTTGAAATAGGAATTTTAGCAAAACTTTGGGGTGTCACAACAGAGGCTGCAGCATTATATGTAGATCAAGTATTAGCAGTTGCTGATAATAAGATTAGTGCTGATGAGGTTACTAACCTTTCTCTACAATGGGGAATATCTAAAGAGCAGGCTGGAAAATATCTTGACTTCCTAAAGGCAGTAAGCGATGGAAAGATTTCAGATTCTGAAATAAAGAATCTTGCTTCTAAGTGGAATATGACTATAACAGAAGCACAAAAATATGCTGACTTTATTATAGCCGTTCAAGACCGTGATCTTAATGATGCAGAAGTACAAAGATTAAAAGATAAGTGGAAGTTAACTAATGATGAACTTACTGCTTATATTATTGGAATTGGTGCTCCAGTTAAATATCAGGGAAGCATCCTTGATCCTGGCTCAATAAAGAAATTAGAAGATGCTTGGACAGCAGCACTTGCAGCATTAATTAAGTATAAGAATGCATTGGGACAAGGTGGCTTTACTGCTATCATTCCAGGAGATTCAAGCAGTTCATCTTCAAGTTCTTCAAGTTCAAGTTCTTCAAGTTCCTCAACAGCAGCAGCAAACGCTGCAACAGCAGCAGCCAACGCAGCAGCAAGTGCCTCTAAGGCAGCAGCAGATGCTTATGCAGCAGCCAAAGCAAAAGGTGACATGAATGCAGCAGCAATCGCTGCAGCAGGAGTTACTCCAAGTGCATTAGCAGCAGGAGAAAGTGGAGCAATTGGTGCAGCATCTATAGCAGCACAACTAAGAGCAGCAGAAGCAGCGTTACAAGTACAAAAGAATGCAACAACTCTTGCTAACTTTAAGGCTAAAGAAGCAGAAGATGCAGCAGCAAGTAGGGCAACAGCAGCACAATTAGACTATGACGAAAGATCTAAATTTAGGTCAATGTCTTTGGCTAATGCATCAAGCACTATGGATAATGCTAAAGGCCTTATGGCTGGTGGCATGAATTCTGGTGGAAACACAACAGTTAATTTGACAGTTAACGGTACTGTAACATCTGAACAAGATTTAATAAGCACAATCAGACAAGGACTATTGCGTGGCCAAACTAATGGTCAGACCCTAACATTGGAAGCGATATAAAATGCCAACAACGGTAGGTGTAGCAATTGACTTCTCAAACGGTGCTTCATTTGGATTCCCGTTTTTATTAAGTGATCCAGACTATGGAATCTTGGGAACTAATATTCTTGCAGACTCACCACAAGATCTTGATGATATTACAGATCAAGTTATAAGAGTCTCTACTCGTAGAGGTCGTAACCGTATCCTTTCTAACTTTGAGGTTGGAAGTGCGACGGTAGTGTTAAATGATCCTAATTCATACTTTAATCCTGATAACGAAGACTCTCCATATTGGGATCCAGTTACAAATAGCACAAAATTACTACCATTGCGTAAAATTCGTATTTGGGCAGATACTACATTAGGGCCAACAACATACAGATACTATATATTTTCAGGATATATTACTTCTTATGATACAAACTTCTACCAAGGAGTTGACACAACTTCTACAGTCACATTGCAATGTGTTGATGGATTCCGTCTTCTAAACAATGTTGCTACTGGTACTGCTCCAGTTCCTGGATGTACAGCAGGTCAACTATCTGGAGCAAGAGTAAATGCATTACTTGACTTTGCGGATTTCCCAACTTCTTTAAGAAATATTGATACTGGTGATTCTACAATGCAGGCAGATCCTGGAGGAAATAGAAATATTCTTCAGGCAATTCAGACCATTGAACAATCTGAATTTGGTGCTTTTTATATAAACACAGTAGGTGAAACCAGATTCCTTGATCGTACAGATGTTTCTGAGTTAGCAGATAGTTTTGCTCAAACTTACAGCGATACTGGATTTGGAATCAGATATACAAATCTTGACTTTGCCTATGATGATCAACTTATTCTTAATGATGTTACAGTCGCAAGATATAACGATGGTGTTGGTCCTGCAGTACCTCAGCAGGTTACAGACCCAGAAAGTATTGCAACCTATTTTAGAAAATCAGGTCTAAGAAGCGATATTCTTGTTCAGACAGATGCAGAAGCAAACGATCAAGCCAGAACGCTATTGGCTGCTCGTAAAAACGCTACCTTAAGAATTGATTCTATGGATTTAACTATATCTGCACAAGATACAGAGCCACAAGCAATTACAAAGATTACAAATGATATTTACAAACTTGTAAAAATTAATAAAACAATGTCTGGTGGAACTGTAGTTGAAACTGAATTATTCATTCAGGGTGTCCAACATGACATAACACCAGATTCTTGGAGAATAAGACTGCTCACAGCAGAACCAATTATCCAGGCTTTTATCCTTGATTCATCAAATCAGGGTATACTAGATACTAACGCATTATCATACTAAAGGAGAAAACGAATGCCAATAGGTAGTCCAAACGCAGGATATCTTACCTTCAATACAGGTCAGGTACTAACTGCAGCACAGGTTCAGTACAACCTGCAGAATCAGACAATCATGTACTTTGCCACTACTACGGCAAGAGACACAGCACTCCCAG